CTTAACCCTCTCAAGTAGGAACCAGGCTGTGCGTCAGCCAGACCGATCAAACCTCGCGTGCCATGAGGGCACTACTCCACTTTGATACTACTAGTATAACGACTACTGGACAAATGTCCAGCAAAAAAGTTGAGGGCTGAGAGATGAGGGTTGAGAGAGAGCGGGAAAGTCTCGTTGTGCGATACTTCGATTGTGTCGCCGGGAGACATTTGGCAGGTGTGGCGTGGATAGGATCGGCTATAGTTCTGCACAAGTGATTGCACTTTCTGTCACCTTTTGTGCGGTGTTTTTTGTGACAAAGCGTATGCACTTGCGCGCGGAGTTATACGGTTTGCAACGGTTTGCCGGTGCGGATGATCGGCGACTTGTAAGAAAAACAGGGCTGTTTTTCTTACACATTTCGTTACAAATACAGAGTTGTTTCTATAACAGGGTTCCCGAGCGGGGATAAATGCCGGAAAAACGGCCGGATTATACCCGAAAGGGCGCGAGCGGGAACATGGCCTTACACTAACTGGGTTAGTGTCGCGGGATGCGTACATTGGCGGCAGTAGTTCAAACGTGGCTTGAACTACGGCGCGAAACCTACTCCAAGCGGGAGGCTTCGGTGCGGCGTTGCTCGAGGGTGTCCCACAGTTCCTGCAAGGCGTTGAGCTGGCCGGCGGCGTGGGCTAGGTAGCCGGGTTCTTTGGCGGTGGCCATGGTGGCGACCAAGGTGCTGGCGTCGGCGATGCGGTCCTGCAGCTCAAGCATGACGGCGAGGTAAGCGGGCGGCGCTTGCTCCCGGCTAAAAGCCAAAGCGCCCTCGCGGTCGAAGTCTTCTTGAACGCGGTAGATGTCGATGGGGATGGTTTTGGTTTTTTGCGTGAATAGCATAATGTTTAAGCTGTTTTGTGTTCGGTGTTCTTGAATGGCGAATGCAGTCGTTCGTATGGGTTAACTCGTCAGTTTCGGCGCATGACGATAATCTCCAGGGCATGGATGGCGTTCTGCAGGTGCGGGCCGCATTCCCAGCAGATAGGGCCGTAGTGGGCGTCGTGGCCGTGGATGTCTTGGATGCGCACCGGCTTGGCACAGACGCCGCAGCGCGGGATGTCACTGCCGCGGCGTCCGGGGCGCAGGCGGCTGGGCGGGGCTGGCGGCGACATGGTCATCAGTAGCTGCCTCCTCCGTGGCTGCGCAGGATGTCGCCCTCGACGTTGATGGCGTCGGAGAGGCAAACGTAACGCAGCAAATCGACGAAGTCTTTTACGGCCCCGAGTTTTTTGTCCGCACCAGTATAAGTCTGCAGAGCATAGATGAGGTTTTTGCAGTTCTCGCTGATATACAGCTTCGGCTGGTTGCGGGCGTCCACCGGCTTCTCAGGATTGTATGACAAGGCATCGTTGATCATGCTGACGCCTTCATCGATGCTGTCGCCCGGTGTCGCCGTGAAGAGCATGCCGAGGTCGGCCATCTCATCGATGAGCGTGGTCGGGGATTCCTTGCCCAGCGTGCGGGCGTTGCCGTAGCGCGAATCCATCCAGCGCTCAAAGATTTCCTCGCCGGCTTCGACGCGCAGGATCTCGTCTTTGTAGCGCTCAAGGCCGAAGCCGAAGTCGGCTTGCGCGGGTCCGGGCTTGCCGTCGAGCTTCTTGCCATCCGGCAGCGCCCACTCTCCGGCGTAGCCCACGCCTTCGATGTAGGACGTTTGGTCTGGCCACTCGCGGTAGACGACGATGCGGCCGGCGGTGTCGTGGACGGTCCAGATCATCGCCCAGTTCTTGCCGCTCGCCGGATCGACCCAGTGGTAGCGGGTGCCTTGCGGGACATCCGAGGCGCGGATGACGTGGACTTTGGGATTGAACAGCGGGAACCGGCCGCTGATGGCTTTGGTCGGGACGCCGTAAGCGCGGCAGAGGATTTTTTCTTTGGTCTCGCTCTGCAGCTCCTTTTTCATGCGGGACCAGCCGGCCCAGGGATTGAGCTTGGTGTGAAAATAAACAATTGGCCGCCCCTTCGGGTTGATTTGCTCAATGGGCACTTTGTCGTAGCCAGAAATCTCGCCTTTGTCGTTTTTGATCGGAAGCAGTTCGGCGTCGGTGTCTTCAACGGTCTTGGCGCCAGACAGGTAGTCGGCAACCGTAGGACTCCAGCCCTCGACCGGCGTGAAGGTTACGGCGAGCTTGCCGTTGCGGTCTACGAGGCGGAACCGGAGAGTCTCAAGGACATCAAGCGGGACTAGCTCGTCGCACCAAGCAAAATCAATTTCGCCGCCCTCAAGCGTGCTCGGATCTTGCGAGTAATTTCGGAAGATGCAGATGGATTGGTTGGGTGCAACGAATTTTGCCTCAGTGAATCCGCCTTTGACGCTGTAAGTGATGTTGGTGACTTGTCCCTTGCGTGCGTTTTTCCACTCCGGTGGAACATATTTCCAGACGCGCGGTTGCTGCAGCTCAATGCTGTTCGGCGCGGTCGTTTGAAAGCACCAGACGACAGCTCCGGGCTTGGAATACATGATTTTGAGCGCTTCTTTCGCCGCCCATTCGGTCTTTCCGCTACGGTTTCCGCCCATGACGAGGATTTCGCGGTGTTTTTCTAGCAGCTCGGACGCGCGCTTCCACACCGGCGGGATAAAACCATAGCGAAACGGGTCTGATGCCTCGCGGGCAATCAGTTCTTCGCGCGTTTTAAGATATTTCCAGCCTTCGTCAGCGCCCAGCTTCTCGAGCAGGTCAAGATCGACCTGCATGACAGGGTGCGGTGTGGGCTTGAAGCGTTGTGCGTGCTCGTTCACGAAGTAGATCGGGCGCCGGCCGGTGCGTCTGCGCAGACGCCAGCTTCCCCCGAAGCCGTTGTTTAAACCGGCGCGGCGCCCAAAATGTCCAAAGTCGGATTCTCCGCGGCAGCGAGCTGGTCGATGCGCGCAGTCAGCCACCGGCCGCTATCCTCGCGGCAGACGGTGACGTAGTCGTTCTCGAGGCCACCCTGCGCGACAACGTAGAGCACGCGGCAAGTGCCGATGCCGTCTACCTCAACGCGGAAGTTTTGGGGCGGCCAAGAGATCATGCGAAAGAAAGAGACAGGGCCACCGGCATTTCAGTGCCCAGACGCACATTGCCAGCCGGTGATGGTTAGCGTTCCCTGTCTGTTGACCGCTTCGCCTATCTTGCGAAAAGCCCCATGGGCTTTTGTCAGCGAGGCGGCACCTTTGTTTTGCCGGGGACGGTGCGGCCGCACCTCTACAGCGCCCTGGTTCCCAAGGTTACGGCTCCAGTGGGACGCAGATTGTAGCTCTGCGCTGGCGGGATAAACCATGGATGCCTCCAGACCTCGATGAGCACCATACGGTGCCATCCGGCTGCTGCGCTGCCCGGACAAAGTGAAGCTACGGCTCAGGTCGCTACGCGCCGGAATATCTCCAGGGCGCCCCTCAATGACCGCAGCTAGGCACGGCCGTGCTACGCCGTGACCGTCCACCCGCGCGAGCGGGAGAAGCGGCACCGTGCCAAAAAATGTGCAGGCGCCCCACTCGTCTCGCTCGGTGGAGCTGGGCATCCCGGAGATGGTCCGCGGCGTCACACCACATGAACGCCGGCGAGAACCCGCTTGAGCCTGCAACTTGAAAGTCATTTGGATTTGCGCTTGCGCATCTCGGCGCAGAGCTGGTCTGCCTTTTTCTTCGCCTCTTGGGCAACAAGTTTGGCGCGCTTGCTTTTCAGCAGCGTGATAGTCTTGTCGAGTTCGGCGATTTCTGGCGTGAGGATGTTGTAGTTAGTCATAAATTGTTACCCTCCATAGCCCGATTTGCGCGATGCTGTAGCCGAGCCAGATCAAGCCGTGCCAGTAGCGGTGCTGGATGAGACCGAGGTCGATAGCCACGGCGAAGTAGATGAGGCCGACGAGGGCGATGAGGACGCCGGAGGTCATCGCTTGTTGAGCGCCTCTTTTAAGTCTTGTCGAGTGTAGTGAAGGTCGGCCAACAGCACCTCGTTGGATTCGCTCATTTCGTTGGCGATCCTTCTGGCCTCGCGCAGCTCCTGCTCAAGGCGCTCAATGTGCGCACACGCTGCGTCGA